ATACATACTTTGGGTTTCCATCAAATGATACGTTTATAATTAGAACAAGTAATGCCGAAAGATTCAGAATCAATTCAGGTGGTGAGGTATCAATAGGCAGTAATACTGATATAGGTTCGGGACATAAAATGACCGTAATGGGTGGTTCGACTGGAAACAATAATGGTTATGCGGATTTAGTCATAACAAATCAAAATGAAAACAATAACGCGAGACTACTTTTAGGTACACCGTATAATACAAACTCAAGTTCTGCTTTTAAAGCAGCTATAATAGCCGAGGGTGCTGGTAGTTCTAGTCGTTGTGATTTACACTTTTGTTTGGAAAATACGAGTAGTAATACACCCAATGCAGAACTATCTGACTCTAAAATGGTAATAAAATATGCCACAGGGAACGTGGGTATAGGAATAACGAGTCCAGCTCACAAATTCCATGTTGTGGGTGATATATATGCAACTGGAAATGTTACTGCATATTCCGATGTGAGAAATAAGAAAAATCTTAAAACTATAGAAGACCCAGTTTCTAAAATAGAAAAAATAAATGGGTACACGTATGAAAAAGATGGTATAGCATACACGGGTTTAGTTGCTCAGGAATTACTCGAAGTGTTACCGGAAGCTGTATGTGGTTCAGAAGAATTGGGGTATGGTATAGCGTATGGGAACATTGCAGGTATATTTGTAGAAGCTATAAAAGAACTTAACTCTAAAATAAAAGCACTTGAAAATAAATTAAGTCAATTCGTCTAAAAGTTAAAATAATTATAATTTATAAAGTATATATAATAATGGGTATAATAATTCCGGAATCTGAGGCTATAGGGGAAGAGGGGAGCTCCATACTTGCGAATTACGGAATGGAATTATCCGAACATTACATCGGGTTACGAAAAGATCGTAATGGAAAAGTCAATATTCACGTGGATTTCGATTCTTTATCGGACAGTTCAAACGTGTATAAATTAACATCTTATTTCGAACACCATATCAGTAAAGATGCAAAAACACAGGGAAAAACTTCGATAAACTCTCAGCTCATAACTATAAATGTTTCTGATTTAGAAACATCAAACACGAGTATGATATCCCATTTATACAATGAACTTAAAAAGCAGTATACAGATTTCACCGAAGATATTTAAAAAAATAAAACCTTAGTATAATATAAAATATGTCTGGAGGTATTGCTCAACTCGTTGCAATCGGTGCCCAAGATGCGCACCTCGTCGGTCAACCCGAAGTTTCCTTTTTCAGGTCCAACTATAAACGTCACACAAATTTCGCCCAAACTGTCGAAAGACAAACTATCCAGGGCAACCCCACCGACGGTGGTATGTCTACTATCAGGTTCGAGCGTAAAGGTGATATGCTCGGCTACGTCTATATCGCCAATAGAAAAGGTGATATTATCAATTGGACCACTGAAGTTTCCAAGGTTGAACTTTTGATTGGTGGTCAAGTCATCGACACACACGATGGTGCTTTTATTAATACTCTCGCACCAGTTGCTATGAATCAATCGTATTCTAAATCGACGTGGTCACTCACGGCTGATAAGTTTTACCCACTCAGGTTTTCGTTTTGCGAAAACGCCCAATCCGCGATCCCATTGGTCGCGCTCCAATACCACGATGTTGAATTGAGAATTACGTGGGGAACATTGGAATCTATAGATGAAGGATTGGAAGTGTACGCCCAATTCATCCACCTCGACACGGATGAACGTACAAACTTGTCCTCTACACCACAAAACATGATCGTCACACAAACACAAAAGGCCGTTGCATCCAAAGGTAAAATACAAGAACTTAACTTTAACCACCCAATGAAGTATTTGATTGCAACAAAATCAACCAACTTTGACGGTCTTACCACTAACCTTACCAAACTCAAACTCCAAATCAATGGTACAGATGTTACAGACGCCCAAAATTACGAACCACACTTCTCCACGGCTCCAATCTACTACCATACTCAATCGTCCACGGTTGATGCTGGTACATTGTTGGTTCCATTCTGTCTCGATACAACGAAGATTCAACCAACGGGGTCGCTCAATTTCAGTAGACTCGATTCCGCGAGACTCGTTTCTGACAATTTGCCCTTTACAGAAGACCTCTACGGTGTTAACTACAACATCCTCCGTATCGAAAACGGTATGGGTGGTTTGATGTACTCGAACTAATTTAATTTAGCCACTTATTATAAATGTTCTGGCAATTAGTTTTTTTACTAGCTTTCATTTTTATTATAACTTACGATCCTAAATCCGGAACTTTGAATCATCTCATTAACTCTAAACACGAACAACCCGTACAAAATGCGGAGTGTAAAGATGGACATTACCAGGAGATTCAATTTGCTCAAATGGGATACGAGTGTCCAAAAGAAGACGGTGTACACATGGGTGCGATTATACGAACTTAAAAATATGAGTTTATATTTTACTATAAAATGTTTACATTAGACCGTGAAACCGCAATAATTGTTGCTATTATAATGTGTATCGCAGCATCTATTTATATGTATAAAGAGCTTAAAACGACCAGGGAAGAAATGGAAAGTGTTAAAGGAATGAATGGTAAAATATCTTCATTTTTGTCCCAAATAACAGCCGTAAAAGTTCCAGGACCAGCCCAAAAAATTGAACAAAAAGAAACCCAAGTTGACGAAGATTTTGAAGAAAATCAAGATAGCGAAGAAAAATCTTCAGAATAATCATCTCGCTCAATTATAACTTGCAATCGCGCAATGAAAAAATATAAAGCTATAGCCATTCCCGTAATGTTTACGGGTTCTAAACCAAAGTTCCTGACTGTCCGAGACCGACGATTCAAAGATTGGATTTTCGTCACCGGAGGGTGTAGAAGAAAAGAAATACCTAATCCTATTAGATGTGCCTTACGAGAATTAGACGAAGAAACGAGAGGTGTTGTGAATCTAAAGAAAGGCGAATATACAGACTTCAAGTTTGTAGTAAAAGAAAGTCCGGGTGTAGATTTAGAATATAACGTCTTCATATTTTTCGTAAATTATACACAACAGGAACAAAATGATCTCGTTAAGAAGTTTAACGACGAAAAACAAAAAACAAATTTAAAAAAAATACAAAAGTTACCCATTAAAAGGACCCATGATGAAAATGATTTTATGAATTTTGAAACCTTATCAGAATTTAACACAAAAAAACAGTGGGATCGTATAGTTAAAAACGTACTCAATAACCCAGAATTTTACGCGTGTGTAACTTCTGTTAATAGAAAAACCTTCTCTATTAAATAATGAAGTCCAAGGCTTATATACTATCTCAAATACAGGAATTACTCGTCGAAAGACACGGGTACACGCATAACAAAGCAGAAAGGTACGTAGAATTACACAAGGACGATAAAGTTTACGAACTTCTCGTTTTGAAAAAATCTTTATCAGAACAGGAACAATATCCAGAAATATCGTTTAGAAAAACAGTTTGGCGACATCACTACGATAGTGAATGAATATAAAAAAATAAAACCAATACTTTATAAGTATACACCATGTTTAAACAATGGTGTAGAGAACAGGGGTTCTTAAACAACTCCAATGTATCACATGTGCTCATGGATGGGGGTACCCTTTCCGTGCCATTTGATAGATTGAATGATTTTTATGAAAAATGTGTAGAAGTCTATACTTTAGGAGAGAAGATTTTTGTCGTAGAACAAAAAACGGAAAATTATAACTTCTTTATAGATCTCGATTATAAAGATGAAACTGAATTAACTCTTACTCAAGTAGAAAGTATATGTAAAATTATTTGTGATAAAGTTAGTAAATTTGAAGGTGCCGGACAGGCCTTAATATCTATAGCAGAACCGAAAAAGGTTTCGAATAAACTGATAAAAACAGGTGTTCATATAAACTGGGAAGGTTTTACAGTGAATAGATCTTCAGCAATAGCTATAAGAGAACATGTTATAGATACTCTAAAATTAGTGTATGGTTCAGTAAATTGGGAAGACGTCGTTGATTCTGCCGTATACGGTAGTTCAGATAGAAAAACAAAAGGAAGTGGTTTTCGTATGCCTTTTTCATATAAACGTGCTAAACATGAAAAGTGTTCTGGACAGGGATGTAAAGAATGTAATAATACGGGTAAAGTTATCCAGGGTGAATACTTACCCTATTACATTTATAAAGGTAACAAAGGTCCTTTCACGCTACTCGAAACTATATTACCACACCCAGATGTTAATCTTTTACACATGGCAACGATACGTAGCCAAAGTACACAACCAAATATTATAGAAGGAAAAACAGCGTTTCGATCAAATGAAGGCTCATCTTTTACACAAATGGAAATAAAAAATGAATTCAAAAACCAAGAGGTTATATGTCTTTTACAAAACTTTATAAACAAACATCTCGAAGGGCAGAAAACTTCACGTATCACAAAAATGTTTGAATCTAATAATCAATTTCTAGTATCGACCAACTCTTTCTATTGTGAAAATAAAAAATGTAACCATAATTCTAACCATGTATGGTTTCATATACTAGGAGAAACAATTGCACAAAAGTGTTTTTCTACCACTGATATTATGAGACATTATGGGTTTTGTAAAGATTTTACAGGTAAAAGACATCAATTACCACCTAAAATTGTAGATATTTTATACAAAGACGGTATCGTTAAGAAATATGTATCACCTAATAAATCTTTTTTCAAAAAGAAAAGTGATAATGAAAATAATAATACCATAGATCGTACAATAAATACTATACTTATCGACTTTATAAATAAACATATGGTAAAAACTAACGTTACATTTAATGTAACAGATATAAAATTAAATAAAACTAAATCTAAATCTAAAGAACATTTAGTAAACACAACGTATATGTGTAGTGGATGTAACACTAACAATACAGATTTTAAAATAATAAAAAATAAAATTCAACAAGTTTGTGAATGTACCACCCGCGAACATTTTCTTCCGGAAAAAATAGTATCTAAATTATAGATACGCAATGATAGCTGTAGTAGTTCTAGCTATTGTAATATACTTTGCATCGTCTTTAATTAACAGAGATACCGATAACAATATCGTAACAGAAATAAATAATCTCGTAAGACAATCT